CACACTACGACCTTACGGTCGGTATCCTACGGATTTCTTTCGATTTCCGAACGGGTATTAGGAGATTAACATCTCCCCATTTCCCAATGGCCTAGTCTAGCCTTGTGGATCTTAGAGACTTGACTCTTAAAAAGAATACAAATCTCGCAGCTGCCAGCGAACTACCATGTAGGAAGGCCGCAGGCAAAGACCTGGAAAGTCGCAACCATGATAATAGATCTAAGAGAACCTTTTTTAAAAATAAAGGTAATCAGAGTTCTAAAATCTCAAGCGATATCGCGAAAACGCGAACCACCCAAGTTGACGGATTTTTCCGTTGTCTTGAGTTTTTACTCCGTAAGTGGAGAATCAAAGTTGATAAGATTAATTACCTTAATCATCTGAGATCCTCCTTCTCTACGGTCCTCGAAAGGGATCAACCAAAGTTATTTAAACTTTCTTTGGCCACATTCTTTTCTCAGACTATGAAGCAAGAACTCCCTGAAGGATCCGATTCCGCTATTGTTCTATTTCCTAAAACAGTTAAACGTTTTGTTTATAGAATATTTGCGAAATCTAATGTCCGAAAATTGAAGTTTTGCTTTGATGTGCTACAATGTAAATCACTGTCCGCGGAAGTTCCGCGATCTATGATAGTTGAGGCTTATCAAAAGCATGCTAAACAGCTTTCGGCTCCTTGTCCCAATTTAACTCGTAAAATCTGTGATTCCTTTGATAAGTTTATCACTCCTTATATCGATGCTTTACCAACTATTTTACCTTGTACCAAGCTCGCTAAGAGAAAGGCCTATCTAGGCTTTCCCCGGAAACGAGGCGGTCTTCATGAAGCCTTACGGTCTCAGACTAATCTTTTTGATTATAAATCATTAAGACCACGTCTTGAACCTACAGTGCTACATTTAGAAGGTAAACCTGGTATTGCAAAGTCTTTAATCTCAGCCCATATGGGTAAGATGTTAGATCGATACTTTGGAATGGAAAACTCTATTCATTGGAAATCTTCTACTAGTCAACATTTTGATGGCTATGATCAACAACCTGTCATGGGTATTGATGATATGTTTTATCAAATGATGAATTCTAGTGCCGATAACACAAAGACTGAAGAGTTACTCCAACTTGTCTCTACTGTTGATTATCAGCCTCCAATGGCTGATTTACAACATAAGGGGATTCGATTTGTTTCGCCTATTCTGTTATTATCTTCAAATAAAGGTAATACCTATCTTCGAATGCTCTCCACGGTTAACAACCCGGAGGCAATCATGAGACGTATTGATCTCAATTACTATCTCGAAAAAGATGGTGACCGATTTCTACTAACACAACACACTCTTAAATCTAATGATGATAAGAGTCGTTGTCCAAGTAACCAAGAGAAGAGTTATTCACAGAATCCATATTTCTATCCCGGAATTGTCAGGGCTTTCGATACTATTCTTGAAGTATCGGAATTTCTTTTCAATCTGGTTATTAAGAAATATGAGGCGAAGCGGGATTTTTATTTAGACCAGTTTAGTCCTTATGATCCTGTCATCCGACAGAGAATTGAAGGTACAAACCGGTTTTATGAGTTTCCCAAGAATCCCGGAAAGGAGATTTCCATCGTTGAAGCTTATGCGATTCCTGAACCTCTTAAAGTTCGGATGATTACAAAAGGCCATCCCAATACATGGTGTTTAAAACCAGTACAACGGGCGATGGAGTCTACTTTACGGAAATTCCAAATATTCGAACCATGCTCAAATCCAGAATTTCAGAAAACTTATTCTCCCACTAGTGAGAAAATTTTAGTTTCTGGAGATTACTCTTCCGCAACTGACGGTATCAATCAATTCTTGACCAGAATTGTTGGTACCCGAATAGCAGGAAAGTATCCTGAATTAGCAGCATACATATTGGCTGGAACGTCGGAACATATTGTCCAGTACCCTAAAGGTGCTCAACAATATGACATTTGCCAGACTAGTGGCCAGTTGATGGGCTCGTTGCTTTCTTTCCCTATCCTTTGTCTTGTCAATGCGTTTACCCTTGGGTATGTACGGGGACAAACACTAGAGGAGCTTGATTGTTTGATCCACGGTGATGATTTATCATTCTGTGGATCTCCCAGTGAAGTTAGAGAATGGAAAGCAGTTGCTAGCTCAGTCGGTTTGGAACCATCCATCGGTAAGAATTATCTTAGCGAGAACTGGTATACAATCGACTCGAAACTGTTCCTAGATGGTAGGCATGTGCCTAATCTAAAATGGAAACAACTTGCGGACCCAGGTCCTAACGAAGTTAGTCAAATTTTGACTGTACTCAATATCCCACAAACTATCCACTTCTGTAAGAAAATATTAGATAAAACTTATAGATCTTTAGAAGTTGATATTACCTTTGGAGGTTTAAATCCGAAGGGTAGGATTCCGAGTAGTAGTCTTGAAAAAGCTATCTACGTTGGGGCTAGTTTGAACCGTCTTCCTCGTTTAACAAAGAATGAATTAACACTCTTCGAAAACGATCTAGATGGTGAGACCGATACAATTGAAAGGGAGATTGACATCTTTGCGGATGTCAAGGAAACCTCCTCTTATCAATGGTATCAAGAGAAGTCTTGGTTAAAATACTTTAACCATTATACAGACACTATTCCAGAAGGATGGGAACAACGTTTAAACTTTAAGCCAGTTACTACTGGCCCAAGAGTTCGAGTGAAGTTCTGTCCTTTTCTGGAACATTCTGTTACTGCGCAGATTTTTAATGATACTTTTAATAGTAACATTGATATCTTTACAGATAATGGTTTCTGCTTTAATCGTAGACACAAATAGAGTTCCTGATCATCATGATGATGGGCG